AGAAAAAGCAGCGAAAAATAACACGCCTTGAAGCCGGGAGGCTTTGCCCGCACGCCGGCGGGGCGCGCGTCTGCCCCTGTGCCTTCGGAGCTGTGGTGGAAGCAGGGCGTCGGTCCCTACGGGACCGGCCCCCCGCCCTGAGAAAGTTTTGCGAGCCATCGGGTAAGACCTCGCGGCCCCTCGTCTGCGAGAAAAAGTCCCCGATGAGGATTTTGGGAGGTGATTGCTATGCCGACGCCGCCGAAAGCGGTGGACAACATGACCAAGAACTTGACCGAGGCGGAACGCCGCCGCCGGGAGCAGGCGGAGGAGGGTGTGCTCCCCGACCGGGGCCGGGATGTACGGCTGGAGAAGCCGGCCATCATGACCAAAAACGCCGCCGCAGGGCGGTACTGGAAGAAGGTCCTGGCGCGGATGGAGGGACTGGTCATTCTGGACGACCTGGACAGCGACGCCCTGGGTGTGTACTGCGTGATGATGGCCCGGTATGAGCAGCAGTGCAAGGTGCTGGCCATGGCCACGATGCAGCTGAAGGACGCCAGGGGCGACCCGGAGGCGGTATCCGAGGCGGCGGCCAGGCTGGACGCGGTCAGCGGGAAAATGCAGTCCCTGGAGCGCAACATCCTCCAGTACGCGGAGAAGCTGGGGCTGACCCCCTCCGGCCGCATCCGGCTGGCCCAGAAGCGGGCGGAGCAGGCAGCGGCCAAAGACCCGGACGGTGATCTCTTTGGCGACTAGGCGGCAGAGCGGCCTGCACCACCCTGTCAGCGTCTATGCCAAGCAGGTGACCCAGGGGCGGCTGCGGGATCAGTGCTGCAGGTATGAGCTTCTGGCCTGCCAGCGGCACCTGGATGACCTGAAGCGCCAAGGGACGGACGCTTTCCCCTATGTGTTCGACACCACCCGCGCCGACCGGATCATCCGCTGGTTCGGCCAGTGCATCCAGATCCGGGGCGTGGACGCGGGAAAACCTGTCACCCTGGAGCCTTGGCAGGTGTTCGACCTGGGCTGTACCTACGGCTGGGTCCACAGGGACACCGGGGCCCGGCGCTTTACCCACACCTACAACAAGCGGGCCCGGGGCAGCTACAAGTCCACCGAGAAGTCCGCCCAGGGCCTGTACCACATGTGCGGCGACGCCATCTATCCACCCTACCAGCCGGAGCTGGCCGTCTTTGAATCGGAGCCGGAGGTGGAGTGCGCGGCGGTGGACCGGCCCCAAGCCATGCGGGTGCTGGGGGACGCCAAAAAGATCGCCCTGGCCAGCCCCAACATCGCCAGGCGGCTGCTGGTTCCCCGGTCCAACCCCATTGTCCACCGGAAACGGGGCGGCTATATGCGGGCCCTGTCCAAGGAGACCAAGAACAAAGACTCAGGCGCCCCCAGCTATTTCATTGTGGACGAGTACCACGCCCACCCCAACTCGGAAATCTACGACCTGGGCACCAACTCCTTCGGCAAACGGGTCCAGTCCCTCCTGGACGTCATCACCACCGCCGGCGACGATGCCCAGAGCAAGCCCTGCTACACCGAGGAACTGTACGCCAAACGGGTCCTGGAGGACCCTGCGGTCACCGACGAGAGCTATTTCGTCATGATCCGGGAGCTGGACGAGGGGGACAACCCCCACGATGAGCAGGCGTGGCGCAAGGCCAACCCCTGCCTGCGGTATCCCAGCGCCTACAGCGCCATTCTGCTCAAGCAGATCCAAGACGAGCACAATGCGGCCTACACCTCCAACGACCCAGACAAGATCCGGAAGTTCCTCACCCGGCGGCTGTGCCTGTGGCAGACCGGCAGCGTCAACCACTACCTAGACGAGCGGTGCATGGCGCTGGCCAGAAAAGCCATGGTGTCCCGGGAAGCGTTCGCTGAACTGACCGACGGCCTGAAGTGCCACTGCGGCTTCGACCTGGGCAAGCGGATCGACCTGAGCGGCGCGGCGGCGGTGTTCGACCTGCCCGACGGGCGCGTCGCTCTCAAGCTGCACGGCTTCATGCCGGAGAACGGGGCCCAGCGCCACGAGCACACCGACCGGGTGCCCTATACCGCCTGGGCCAAGGGCGGATACTGTACCCTGACGCCGGGGGATGTGACCGACAACGGCTATGTGTACAACTGGATCTGCGCCGGGGAGCGGGAGCACCGCTGGAAGGTGGAGGAGGTGGACTACGACGGCCACAACGCCACTGACCTGGCCATCCGGATGAACGAGGACCGGAACCGGGAGGACTTCTGCGTGGAGGTGGCCCAGACCTGCGCCGGACAGAACCTGGCGGTGAAGACCTTTCGGGAGCTGCTGCTCCAGGGGCGGGTGGTCATGGAGGAGAACCCCCTGGCGCTGTGGTGCCTGGCCAACGCCATCGAGATCCAGAACAACTACGGCGACCTCAAGCTGTCCAAGCGGCACAAGGACGACACGGAGCGGATCGACCCGGTGGCCGCCGCTATGAACGCCCTGGCCCGGGTGCTGGTAAAGCGGAACGCCAAGCCGGATCTGGCCCAGGCGGTGAAGGCTGGAGGTTTCCACTTGTAAGAAGCAGGGCGGTGTCCAAGTTAGACACCGGGAAGGAGACGTGTATGAGAAGCATGGTCAAGGGTTTGATGGGCCACCTGGGAGAGCTGGTCCTGCTGGCCGGCGCCGCCTCGGTGTCGGTGGGGTGCGGGATGATCTATCTCCCCGCCGGATTGATTGCCGGCGGCGGGCTGGCCATCGCTGGAGCGGTGCTGTCTATGTGGGGGGATGAGAAATGAGCCTGCGTACCGGATTAGCCAAGGCCGGACGGAGCCGGGCCAGTCCCGTCCGGAAGACCCTGGGCGGCGGGATGCGGGTGCTGACGCTGGACGATCCCGCCGAATGGCTGAGCGGCGAAGAATCCGCCGCTATGAGCCGGGACCGAACCATGAAGATCTCTACCGTCAACCGGTGTGTGGAGGTGCTGTCCAACTCCATGGCGGTGCTGCCCATTTACATCATGGACGAGGGGACCAAGGAGCGGCTGACCGGCCACCGGCTGGGGGCGGTGCTGTGGGGGCGGGCTAACGAGGCCATGACCAGCTTCGACTATCAGAAGCTGATGCTGTGCAACCAGCTGCTCCGGGGCAACGCCTACGCCTGGATCTTCCGGGACCCAGGCAGTGGCGTCCCCCGGGAGCTGATTCCCCTGCCACCGGACCGTGTCACCGTCCGGGTGGACCTGGACGGCCATCTCTGGTACTTCTTCTCCCACCCGGTCACCGGGGAGCAGACTATGCTGCGCCCGGAGGACGTGCTCCACTACAAAGCCTACAGCGAGGACGGCATTGAGGGAATCAGCGTTCTGAAACGGGCCTCCATGACCCTCTCCACGGCCCGGGCCGCCCAGCAGTATGAGAACTCCACCTGGCTCAACGGCGGCCAGCCCTGCGGGGTGCTGACCACGGAGGCCGACCTGGGGGACTACGACGAGCAGCTGCCGGACGGGACAGTGCGGCATGTGAATCCCAAGGAGAACATCCGCAGCGCATGGGAGACGGTCCACCGGGGGCCGGGGAACGCGTTCCGGCTGGCGGTACTGGACCTTGGCCTGAAGTATCAGCCCATCTCCATGAGCAACACCGACGCCCAGTTTGTGGAGAGCAGCGAGGTCCGCGTGGCGGATGTGTGCCGGTTTTTCGGCGTCCCCCTCCACCTGGCCTATGCCGGGAAGCAGAGCTACCAGAGCAACGAGCAGAACGGCATCGAGTATGTCAACTACACGCTGCTGGGCTACGAGACCCAGTGGGGCCAGGAGGACAGCTACAAGCTGCTCCTGCCCGGCGAGCGGGCCAGGGGGCTGCGGATCAAGCGGGAGCTGAAGGTGTTCCTGCGGGGTGATACGACTGCCCAGGCTGCCTGGTACCGCTCTATGCGGGAGACCGGCGCTTACAGCGTGGATGACATCAGGGCCTTGGAGGACCTGTCCACAGTGCCCGGTGGGAACAGCCGGTACGCCAGCTGGAACTACGGTCCGCTGGAGCGGTTTGTGGAGCTCAGCGTCATGCGTGCCATGGGAGGAAAAACAGGAAAGGAGCCACTGGACAATGAATGAGATTCTGAAGGCTGCTTCGGCCCAGGCGGCGGTGCTGACGGGCGAGGAGCTTGCCCTCATTAACAAGCAGGCCCTGCGTCCGCTGGCCAAGGAGGAAGTATTTACCTTCAAGCTGGCGGCTTGTGACAACCAGGTGGACCGGGACTTTGAACGATTTACCGACAGCGCCCTGGAGGGCCTGGCCGCCCTCTTTGTGGGCAAGAGTGTCCTGATGGACCATGTGTGGTGTGCCGGGAGTCAGACTGCCCGGGTGTACGCCGCCCAGGTCGAGGACGACGGGGCGGTCAAACGGTTGATCCTGCGGTGTTATATGCCCAGGACGGAGCAGACCGCCGGTACCATCACCGCTATTGAGACCGGCATCCTGCGGGAGTGCAGTGTGGGCTGCCGGATGGAGCGGGCCGTGTGTACCATTTGCGGGGTGGACCAGGCCAAGACCTGCTGCCGGCACGTGGCTGGGCGGGAATATGACGGCCAGCTGTGCGTGATGGAGCTGGACGGCGCCAAGGATGTCTACGAGGTCTCACTGGTGGCTGTCCCCGCCCAGCCTGAGGCCGGGGTGGTCAAGAGCAAGCGGTACGGCGGCCAGGAGGAACAGGTACCCAACCCGGCGGAGGCCGGCGAAAATGAGGCGCTCCGCATGGCGGAAGCCATGCAGGAGCAGGAAGAAAAGCGATATGGAGGTATGTTACGATGACGTATCAGGAATGGTTGGAGCTGAAGGCGAAGCGAGCCGAGAAGCTGTCGGAGGGCAAGGACCTGCTGGCCAAAAAGGACTTTGAGGCCCACAAGGCCCTGATGGGCGAGGTGGAGAAGATGAACCAGGAGATCGACGCCGGGGAGGCCCAGCTGGCCCAGGAGGGCCGGTTCAGCGACCGGGACGACAAGCTGAAAGGTATGTATCAGGACCACGAGGCCAGGAAAGCCGAGGAAGCCAAGGGTAAGGCCATTGACGACATCCGCAAGACCAACGAGTATGCCGAGGCCTTCGCCAAAGCGCTGCGCAACGGTGTAAAGGTAAAGCAGGCCTGGGGCGTAGAGGCCTATGCCCCTCTGACCAAGGCCCTGACGGAGACGGGCGGCACTCCCGAGGGCTCTGACGGCGGATTCCTGGTGCCCCAGGACTTCGACAACATGATCCACGAGTATGAGAAGGAGTACCTGGACTTGAGTCAGTTCTTCACCGTGGAGGCGGTGCGGACCCTGACCGGCTGGCGGGCGGTAGAGCAGGGCAAGCGGAAGGCGCTGCCTGTGATCCTGGAGGCTGCGAGCATCGGCCGGGACGACCAGCCCAAGTTTGACAAGGTGACCTACACCGTGAAGAAATACGGCGACCGGCTGCCGGTGTCCAGCGAGCTGCTCCAGGACAACACGGCGGGCCTGCTCCGCTTCCTGGCGGGCTGGTTCGCACCCAAGTACATCCTGACCAAGAACACCCTGCTGCTGGGGCTGCTGGCGGGGCTGGAGAAGACGGTGAGCCTGCCGACGGGCGGCGAGGCCAAGGCTCTGCGGCAGGCGCTGATCTCTCAGTTGAATACCGCCCACAGCGCCGGTGCGGTGCTGCTGACCAACCAGAGCGGCTACGCTGAGATGGACGGCTGGGAGGACAAGAACGGCCGGTCCCTGCTGGTGCCCAACCCTGCCGACCCCAGCGTCTACCGCCTGGGCGGCCGCAGGGTGGTCTACGGCGACAACGACCTGATCCCCGATGAGGAGGGCAAGGCCCCCATCTATGCAGGCAAGTTCCAGTCGGTAGGCACTCTGTTTGTCCGGCAGGGCATTGAGGTGGCGGCCACCGATGTGGGCGGCGATGCCTGGGCCACCGACACCTGGGAGCTGCGGGGGCTGTGCCGCATGGACGCCGTGACGATGGACAAGAACGCCGCCTTCAAGGCGCTCCTCAGCGCGGGCGCGGCGGGCTGATATGGCCCCCCGGAGGACGAAGGCGGCCACCGCCCAGCTGGAGGCCTGCAAGAAGTATATGCGGGTGGACGGTGAAGACGAGGACGATGTCATCCTCGCTCTGATGGCCGCGGCGGAGGTGTATCTGAAGGGGGCGGGGGTCATGCCGGATTGGTCTCCCCCCGCCCTGTACAACCTGGCGCTGTTCCGCCTGACGCTCCACTACTACGACCACCGGAACGAAGTGGGCAATGAGGCCGCCTTCCCTATCGGTCTGCGGCCAGTGATCAACCAGCTGAAGCTGGCGGCGGTGTCCAAGTTGGACACCGCTGGGGAGAAGTGATTTATGGATACTGTCATCGACGCCGGAAAACTGGACCAGCGGCTGGAAGTGCTGGAATTACAGGAGACCGGGCCGGGTACCTGGACCTGGGAGGCCGCCCGCAAGACCTGGGGACAGGTGGAGCTGGATGCCAGCGGGCGTAAAAACCTGTTTTCATCGGTGGGTATCGGGGCCAGAAATGCTTCCCTGGTACTCCGCCGGCAGGGGCTCACCCTCCACAACGCCTTGCGGTGGCGGGGGCAGCACCTGTTCCTTACGGCTATCATTGC